ATATTATCACAAACATTTAAGCAAGAAGGTGGTGTTAACTACTTCACTGGTATGAATGATCGTGGTATCGCTTTCTCTGGAAACAAAAAAATAAGCACAATCACTGGTAAGGAAGAAATATTTGATTCACCGATCAGAAGTGTAACAGGTGAAGATATTTCAAATAGAACTGATATTAATCTTATTAATGCAACAGAGGGAACATTTACACAATCAATTCGTGTTGATGGTGGAGATGAGGGCAAGTCAATATCTGAATTCACTGGCCCAGTTGTGTTTACTAATAAAGTAACATCGACTGCATCTCGTGGTTTTGAAGTCAATAATTTATTCATTCAAGGTGATTCTACAGTTGCAAGAAAATATACAGTTGGAATAGCAACTCCAACTGATGCAGGAACACCCGGTGATGTTGTATTTGATGAAACACCCACACAAGGCGATTATGCGGCTTGGGTTTACACGAATGACAAGGATTGGAGAAGATTTGGCCCAATCAGTCTTGAAAAAGATCAAAACAAATATGTATTTGATAAAGTAGGTATTGGCACAACCACTTTAAGTGGGTCAATGTTTAGAATAGGTGCTGGTTCTACCTTATTTGCAGTTGATGCTGGTATCGTTACAGCCGTCGGTGGTCTTCGTGTTGGCACTGCAGCAACCATATATCGTAATGGAAATGCGACATTCTCAGGAATTGTTACGGCAACTGCATTTGTTGGTGATGGTGCTAACCTATCCAATTTAAACGTCACAGCAGCAGGTTGGGGACAAGTTGAAGCAACGTTTGCTGGAGCTGGAAGCACAGGAATCTATGCATTTGGTAGTGGTGACGTTGACAATGCAAGAGTTGGTATCGGAACATCTGTCGCTCATTTCCCACTCGATCTTGGTAAAGATGATAAAGTCGGCACTGGATTGACAAATATGATTGTCCGCAATGAATCTAAATTTATTGAGACAGTTACCGCGCATTCCGGAGTTAATATAACGGGCATACTGAGTGCAACCAATTATAAATTAAATGGATCTGCTGGTATTATAAGTGCGGGTATTGTAACCACCTCAACTCTATTAGTTGGTGCAAGTGGAACTGCGATTCAAGTCACATCCGGATCACTAATTGGATTTGGAACTGCATCGCCGAGATCAAAAGTAGATATTGATGGTAGATTGAGGGTTAAGTCATTACATGAAAACGTTGAAGAACTTGACATCTCATCTGGTAATGTAAACGTTGATTTATCAAAAGGACAATCATTCAACTTAAATATTGATGAGGCAGTTACAGGATTCACTGTTATAAATCCACCGGCAGAGGCAACAGCGTTTACGATCAAGATCACTCAAGGATCTACCGCCTTCTCAGTTGGTATAGACACGTTTACAAATAATGCGACTGGTGCAGGTGCGACAGTTTACTGGCCCGGTGGAAACGTTCCTGTTGTAACACAAGTCGCTGGAAAGACTGACATCTTCTCATTCAAGAGTTTTGATTCATGCATCGCACTCTTTGGTATAGTGGGTGGTCAGAACTTCTCTAACTAGGAGGACATATGAGTAATAAAATATGGGATGATAAACCCACCGATCTGACATTAAACGGCCCTAGATTATCAATAACTTCTGACACAACTCGTAATATTTCCCTAATAGCACCTAATGGTCAAACTGGTGGTGGTGTCACGGATCAAACTTCAGTTACTTTTTCAGTGACTGGAGTTTCTACTTTTCCTGATGGAACGAGTGCTGATGGTGGTATATCATATGAGTGGTTTGAAATCAACGATGGTGCGATTGGAGTATCTACTAGGTTTACAGGAGCAGGGACAAGTTCACTTACATTAACTCATGCCCTTAGTCCAGAGGATAATGGAAAACAATATTTTAGCAGATTAACATTTACACCAGACAATGTTTCTTCGGGAGGAACATCCGGCATATCTTTGATTCCAACTCTTGATTCTTCACCCATAGGTGTTGACATTACACCAGAATTATTCATATCGGCAGGTATAACAACAGCGACCGTATCCGTAGATCAAGAAGCATCATTTAGTTGTTTAGGTGGCATAAATCGTGATAAAGTTTCATCATATGATACTGGACAGGAAAGTAGTATTGCATATCAATGGTATTTTGATGGAAACACACTTTCTGATGGAACACTTAAAGTTGAAACACCTGCAACCACAGTTACAAAAACCTTTGGTATTGGAGATCATACTTTAATCATACCTGATGATGCACTTAACGTGACAGTGCGTGTTGTTGGTGGTGCAGGTGGATCAGGTGGAAATGACGCAGGATCAAATGGTGGAAGTGGTGGACAAGGTAGAGTTGGTAAATTCTCACTACCAAATGGTGGTAGAAAATTAACTATAAATGTTGGTGGCCGTGGTAACAATGGTGGTGGAGGAGGAAATAGATCTGGAGGTTCTGGAGGTTCATCACCAGTTAGTAGAGGTGGAAATGGTGGTAACTCTGGTGATAGAGGATCATCAGGATCTGGTGGTGGAGGTGCAGGAGGAGTATTTGTATTTGATAGCGTAAGTAATGGTTACATTATCGCTACTGGAGGTGGCGGTGGAGCCGCAGGAGGATCTCTTAACAGAGGTAATGCACCTAATGGGGGAAATGCTGGTGATTGGCAATCTGTAAGTTCAATTTCAGGAATAACAAACGGAAGTAATGGAAATAAACCCGGCGGTGACGGCGGCGGCGGCGGCGGTGGCGGTGGAGGCTACCGTGGTGGATCTGGTGGTGCTGCTGGATCCGATGGTGGTGGTGGTGGAGGAGGCCCATGCTTTAGTGCTGATACTCGCGTGTTAATGTGGCCTGCTCCAACTGTATCTTTCGGTGATTTAGTTGAGAGACCAATATCTGAAGTAAAGGTTGGTGATTATGTAATAAACAAAGACCGTACATCAAAGAACAAAGTCACATTCATTGAGGAGCATAATCCAAGTTCAAAAGATCCAGATCTTTATTCACCAAATGAAAATATACCTCCATTTGCAACAACTAATCATCCATTATTTGTTGATGGTGAGTGGGTTGCAGTTGATGTTGACCTATATCCATGGTTAGGTAAACAAAGACCATTAAGAGATGCCAGTATAGAGGAGACTGGAAATAGAAAACTCTATAATCTTTGGTTATCGGGTGATGGAACTTATAATGTGAATGGTTTTGGAACACACTCCATAATGTTTGATGGTGGATTTATGAAAAATTGTTTTGCTCAAGGATTGTTAACTCATGATGAAGTGATGAGTTTAATGAGGAATTATACATATGATCAAACTGATCTCGTGACAGGGGCATTCTTACTCAATAAATTATTAGGGAAGATAAATTTAAAAATGTTAAATAAATTTATGATTTATTGTTTGAGAGGAAATGACACATCAAAAAGAAAGAAGATTGTTCATAAGGTAATGAAATACTTACAAAGAGGTTACAACTAATGTCAAATGCAGGAAGAGGTGGAGGAGGTGAGAGTGCCTATAATACTAATATAGTCACATTAACAGGTCAAAACTCTGCGAACGGAATAGATCCCACGGTCGAAGTAACTTATACGTCAGCAGAGGAAGGTGCTGGTAATGAGGTTATTATAACAAACATAACTGTTTCAGGTGCGACAACTCCAAATTTAAAATTATCAGCTGACGGACTTACAACAAATGAAATAAAGTGTAAGATAAGTCAACCTAATTCTGTGTTAAACAAAGCTGATGCAGATGGAAGCACCGTGTTATCTGCAGGAACTATTGATAGTGGATCAAATATAGGTTTAGTAACGAAAACGGTTGATTTTGAGGTCATAAGTGCCACAAACAAATCCATATCTTTTGTTAATTCGGAAATTGTCGATGATAAAGACTCAAGTGTGCATTCATCATCCTCAACAAATTTATTTCTTAATGACATTATTTTTGAAGGTCAACAGACAGATCCTGCATCATCAGGAAGGACATTTATCATATATCCACCTGATGAAAATATAAGTGTTAAAATTTCAATGGCTGGATCCCGTGGTTTTGATTTTAATGGTAACAAAGGTGGTAATGGTGGAGTCACTATTTTTACTTATACTCTTCAAAAAAATACAGAGTATGTTTTTAAATTAGGATATACTGTTTCTCCTCCAACATCTTTAGGTAGAGGTGGATCGGGAGCTTTCTTTTATGAAAAGGGTAGGTTATTAGTAGCATGCGGTGGTGGTGGAGCGTCTGGATGGTACGGTGGAAACGGAGGCACTGGTGGAGGTGCAGGAGTTGCTGGTGGATCGGGTAGTGGATCATCAGGTGGTTCAGGTGGTGAATCTGTTTCAGCAGGACAATTAACTTCAGAGGGTGTTGTTCCAACATCAGGTTCCGCAGGAAAAGCTGAATCTTGCACAACTGGTGATTATTGGTTAGGGCAAGGTGTTGATGCGTGTAGTGATGTTGGAAATGTTAAATTTAGAACATTTGATGGAACAGAAGTTTCAAGTTCTGCCACAATACAAAGAGGATATAAAGCAGATGGAGGCCCAGAAAATGGATTTAGATTTAATGGAGAGAGTAGTTTTAATGAAGTAAATGGCACATATGTTGGTGGTGGTGGAGCAGGAGCATTTGGTGGTGGAGCAGCTGCGTCAACAAACTCTGGTGGTGGAGGAGGGAGTGGATATACAAACGGAAGTGTTAATATAATACGAACTTCTTCTGAGAATGAATTGCAAACTGCCTTCGCACAGATTGAATTACTATAAATAATTAGAGCAAAAAATAGGGGGAGAGTGAACCCGAATGGCCATTAATAAGAATTTTGTAATTAAGAATGGTGTTGAGGTAAATACTAATCTTCTTGTCGGTGATTCAACTTTAAGTAAAGTCGGTATTGCGACTACAGTTCCGGGATATACCCTTCATATTGGTGTCGGAGCAGGGGATCGTGGTGGAATTGGAGCGACTGACTTAACAGTCACTGGTGTTGCAACTATTGGAACACAAAATAGCACATCAGGTGCTTTGAATGTAGGTGGAATATCAACTTTCAGTGGGGACATATTTGTTGGTTCTGGTGCGACTATACAAGCAAATGGTAATGCGGCCTTTGCTGGTATAGGAACTTTTGGTGGTGATTTAAATGTAGGTGGAAACTTATCTGCTGGTGATTTCACAATTGATGAGATAACAGCGAGAAATATAAACGTAACTGGATTTGCCACATTCTCTGAGATAGGTGGTAATCTCATTCCCGATACTGATGACACTCATAGTATCGGTGCTGCCACAAGTGAATGGAAAGATTTATTCATAGATGGAACTGCAAAGATTGACACTCTTACTGTTGATGAAAGTGCTACCGTTACTGTAGATGTAACAGTCGGATCTGGAGTCACACTTCAAAGACATGGTGGAGTTTCAATTGCTGGTATCACAACAGTTGGTGGTAATCTACTTGCTGGTGGAGATATTTTACCAGATGAGGATGGATCAAGAGATCTTGGATCAAGTTCAAAAGAGTTCCAAGACTTATTCATAGATGGAACAGCAAATATTGACTCCTTATCTGCTGACACAGCAATAATTGGTGACTTGACCGATAACAGAGTTGTCATCGTTGGTTCTGGTGGAGAACTTGAAGATAGTGGTAATTTAACGTTTGATGGTACTAAATTAGCAACAACTGCCTTTAACGTAAGCACTGGAGCAACCATAGCCAACAACGGTAATGCAGCATTCGCTGGTATAGTCACTGCAAATGGTGGTATTCGTATTGGTACTGTAGTAACGGTTGATTCTAACACTGGTAATGCAACCTTTGCCGGTGTCACAACAACAGGTGAGAATCTTGGTGGATTTAAGAGATTAGTTGGAGCAGCGAGTTCAACTGTTGTATCAATCGCAGTTACAGTCGCAGCCAAGACAGCAGATCACAGATACTTTGGACAAGGATCAGGAAATGGATATTGGTTAGATGGAGTTCAATCACCATTCCTTACATTAGTTCCCGGAAAATTATATTACTTTGATCAGTCTCATAGCACAAACAGTGGTCATCCACTTCGTTTCTATCTTGAACAGGATAAGGCAAATGCATATACAACAGAGATAACAACTGGAGGATCACCCGGTAGTTCAGGTGCATATACACAAATCGGAATCGGAACTGCATCCAATGAGAACAATCATCCAGCAGTCCTTCATTATCAGTGTTCATCTCATGCTTTGATGGGTAATGCGGTTGCAACTCAATCAAATGCAGTTAATTTGCCAGATTCAGTAGTCACAACGGTTCGTGGTAATTTATTACCGGGCACTGATAGTTCATATGACATTGGAGCTAGTGGAACAAGATTTACTAACATCTATGGTGATACTTTACATGGTGATGGTTCAAACTTAACTAATTTACCTACTCAAGTATCGATTGCAAACAATGCAGACAACCGAGTAATCACAGGTGGTAGTGGTGTCAACTTAAATGGTGAAGCAAACCTCACATTTGATGGATCAACACTTGGAATCACTGGAAGTATTGATCTAAGTGCAGATATTGATGTTGATGGAACTGCAAACCTTGATACTGTAGATGTTGACGGAACCGCAAACTTTGCTGATGATGTAACCCTTGTTGCTGCTGGTAGTAGCACAATATTATTTGATGCATCTGCATTCGATTTAACATTTCAAGATAATATTAGAGCAAAGTTCGGAACAGGAAAAGATTTAGCCATATATCATGATGGCAGCAATTCTTTCATCGATGATACTGGAACTGGGGATTTAAATATTTCTGGTAGTATCGTAAGATTGCAGGATAGTAATCGACTTACTTTGGCGAGAGGTGTAGAGAGTGGTGCGTTTGAGCTCTATCATAATAATTTAAATAGACTTGAGACCACAGCTGACGGAGTTGAAGTTGGTGTTTCATCCATTCACGTAAATGGAAACGCTGCATTCCCCGGAATCACTACATTAGGAAAACCCGGTGCTGGAAGTGAGGTTATAATAAACAACAGATTGACCGTCAATAGTGGTGCAAATATATCTGGTATTGCGACACTAGCGCAAGCGTATATTGCTAAACTAGCACAGAGTAACGGAACATCTGGTAGTGTTAATGAAGTTCCAGTTGCAAACGGTTCAGGTGGTTGGAACTGGGCACCTGTAAACACCGCCGGTGCGAGTGACATTCAGGGTATTACTGTTCAGGAAGAAGGTTCAAACGTTGGTACTGCAGGTAGTATTAACACGATAAACTTCACTGGCACCGACATCACTGCGTCTGCATCAGGACAAACTGCAACGATAAACGTCAGTTCAACAATTCAGGGTATAAGCACAGCAAATCAGTCATATTTACATGACATCACTCAAACTGGTGTTACAACAATCACATCAGATCAAGAAGCAGCTATAAATGTTGGAACTTCAGCAACAATATACAAACTTGGTAACATCAGGACTGTTGGTGTTATTACTGCTCGTGGTGGACTTGTTATCAGTGATTCTACAGATAGAAGTTCTAATGGTGGATTAATAGTTGGAACTGCTGGAACGATACAATCAAATGGTGCAGCTGCATTTGCTGGAATCGTAACTGCTGGTGGTGGTTTCAATATTGGTATTCAATCTGCTGGTATTGTTATTGCGAAGAACGTTGGTATCAATACACTTAACTTTGTTGGATCTGGTAACTCAATCACTTACTTCGCTGCAACAAACACTCTTGATGTTAGTATCGCAGGGTCAAGTGGAGGTGGAGGAGGAGGTGTCTCGGAAACAGAGACAGCAGTTTCATCTACAAGTGCAACAAGCACTGGTAGCTTTGCGAAGGCAAGTTTCCGATCTGCATCTATCCTAGCACAGATAACGCAAGGATCTGCATTCCAAGTTGGTCGATACTTGTTAATACATGATGGCACGACAGTTACAACGATTGAAGAATCGGCAGTCGCAACCGGATCAATGCTTGGAACATTTGAAGGTGTGATAAATGGTTCAAATGTTGAGTTCAGGGTGACGATGAGTAGCTCTTCTTCTGCAACAGTTACAACTAAGATTGATACAATCTCGATACCATAGGTGATATAACATGGCAACCTTTCGCGTTGGTGTAGGATCTTTTAACATACAAGATGGAGCTGTCGGTTTTGGTACTGATATAGATGGTCTTGGAAATTTAAGAGTTAAAGGTGTAACAAAAACAACGGGTTCGATAGTATCTGGTGCATCAACACTCACCAGATATTCTGGTTTTGCTGCGGATAATATTAATCAACTTGAAAATATTACACTTACATCAGAAGTTGGGACGATTGGAGATATTGTAGTTGGTGTTGGCACATCAGTCATTATATCAAGTGCATCAACAGTCACAGTTGGAACAGTTGAAAGTGTGAGTATCGGAACTCATTTCTCTCCTCCAACAGGTGGTATTGAAGAAAGGGGAGATAATTTTATTGAGGGTATGATGAGATTCAACACGGATCTCAATACGATGGAGTTCTATAATGGCGATGAGTGGAGACAATTCACTTATCTTGCAGATATTCAAAATAGCCCGGGAAGTCGTGGTCGCGGTTTATTTGGTGGTGGACAACCAGGCCCAAGTAGAAAAAAAATAGACTCAGTAGAAATAATGAGTCAAGGTAATGGAGTTGATTTTGGTGATCTTATTGCGGGTCACTCAAATAAAGGTGCTTACTCTAGTAATATAAGGGGTATATTTATTGGTGGAGCAACTACTGATAATATGGATTACGTAACCATCGCATCACGAGGAGATGGAATTGATTTTGGAAATTTAACATTAGCAAGAGGATATTCACCCGGCACTTCATCCTCAACAAGAGGTTTATGTCTTGGTGGATGGGCAGGATCAAACCCACCATCAAATATAATTGATTATGTGGAGATAGTAACTCTTGGAGACGCACTTGATTTCGGTGATTTATTTACTGGAAGATATTCTCATAGTTGTTTCTCCTCTCCAACTCGTGCTTTTGCTTACACTGGATCTAATAATAACAATGGAACCATTGAAGGATCTATTGAAATGGTGACAATAGCAGCAAAGGGTAATGGAACAGATTTTGGTGAACCTGTCATAGCAAGTAACTATCATCAAAACGGATGTTCATCCTCTATTAGAGGTCTCTTGGCAGGTGGTGCAAATCCAGCATATACCACTAGCATACAATCTATTACAATGGCATCATCAGGTTCTGCGGAGATTGGTGGTGATTTAACAGTAAGAAGACAGAGGCCTGGTGCATCATCAACTGAAACTCGAGCTATATTTTATGGTGGAAGATCAGATGGAGGTGCAACACTTAGCACTATTGATTTTGTTTCAATAGCGTCATTAGGTAATGCACAAGATTTTGGCGATATAAATGATAAAGATAATTACACTAAAGCTGGTTTATCAGATTCCCACGGTGGATTAGGAGGTTACTGATGGCTGAAATACGTTTTAATTACGGCGATAAATTTACACAAACATCAGATTCAAACACTGGTATTGGATCAACAAATCCTGCTGCAAAATTAGACATAGCAGGTGGAACAAGTGCAGGAAGTCTCCGAGTCTCAGGTATTGCAACTCTTTCTTCATATCAGGGATTTGTAAATACTAAATTATCAACAACAGAGAATTTAATTGTTGAAGCAGGTCAAAGTGGATCTGTTTCTGGAGAGGTCGTTGTCAGCACAGGACAAACAATATCAGTATCAACAGGTGCGACCACAGGACAAGGTGGGATTCAGAGTCTGAAGGTAAGTCAAACATTCATGCCACCTGTTGGAGGAACTGCTGATCGACCAACTGATGTCAAACCCGGAATGGTTTACTATAATAAAGACTTCAAGACAATTGAGTTCTGGGATGGTAATTTCTGGAAGCAGGTAGATAATACAATAAGATCTAGTCGTGCTGTATTTACAGGTGGTGCTTATTCTTCTTATGGGGATTTTATTGATTTTGTAAATATTTCAACTCTTGGAAATGCACAAGAATTTGGAAGAACTATTACTTCTGCTAGATTTTTTGCTGCATGCTCCTCTGGAACTCGTGGTGTTTATGCTGTTGGATATAAATCTCCGGGAGCTAGTGCAAATGAAATTGAATATATTACAATTGCCTCAGAGGGAAACGCGATTGATTTTGGTGATAGCACTGTATCAGGGTATGCTCAATCATCTTTAAGTAGTTCAACTCGTGGTATTTGGGGAGGAAGACAAAGCCCCTCTGGATATTCAAATGTAATTGATTATGTAGAAATAGCAAGTATTGGTAATGCGGTTGATTTTGGTGATACAACCACACCATTGGATGGTGCTGCTGGAGTTGCATCACCGACTAGAGGAGTCATATGTGGTGGAAGAAATCCAGATTCTGGATCAACTGGTGTAAGTAATAATCAATTTATCACGATAGCATCCAAAGGTAATGCAAATGATGATGGTGATTTAACTCACAGAAGAAAAGATCTAGGTGGATTGTCAAACTCCACGAGAGGAATTCTTAGTGGTGGTAGAGATGGTTCTGCTGGAATACAGTTTTCTGATATCGACTTCATTACAATTGCGTCTTTAGGAAATGCACAAGATTTTGGTAATCTTACTTTTTCCGGTGCATATCTAGCATCAGCATCAAATCAAATTCGTGGTGTTACAGCTGGTGGAAACAGTGCGCCAAATTATTGGAATATAATTAATTTTGTAACAATTGCAACTACAGGAAACGCACAAGATTTTGGCGATTTAACTGTTGGAAGATACGCACTTGGTGCTTTATCAGATTCCCATGGCGGACTAGGAGGTTTCTAAGATGGCAACAATACGTAGAGCTGGTTTTGGCACTGTATTTGAACTCGAAAACGATGTTGTCGGGATCGGAACTGATAATCCAACTCATAAGTTACAAGCACTCGGTAATATTCGATCAGAGGCAGCAACTGATATTGGTATCTCTTCTCTTACAACTTATCAAGGATTTACAGATAAGGAAGCAAGATTTACAACTGGACAGATTGATAATCAATCACAGTCAGGATCAACATCAGGTGAGATTGTAATTGATGGTGATGTCACAGTTTCATCTGCAACGACATTCACAAGTGGCCCACAGAATCTAACAGTCACTGATACATTTACTCTTCCATCAGGAGACACTAATAGTCGTGCATTGAAACCAACTGCAGGAAGTTTGAGATTCAATCAAGATTTTGCAACACTTGAATTTTACACAGGTAATAACTGGGCAACGGTAAATACATTTACTGAAATGCAAAACAGCCCCGGAAATCGTGGTCGTGGTATAACTGCTGGATCATATCCCGGTGAAGTAGAACATATCGAATTTATAAACATTGCAACAAAGGGAAATTCACTTGATTTTGGTGAAATGACAGAGCATCAAGGATTAATGGATGCAGCATCATCATCAACAAGAATGGTTATTTCGGGAGGATATAATTCTGGATTTGGAGGTGGTGCAGTTACGGATATACAGTATGTTACAATGGCATCGGAAGGAAATACAATAGATTTTGGTGATCAGACTCAAGTAACCTATGGAACGGGAGCGAGTTCAAGTTCAACTCGTGCTTTGATTATGGGTGGAAATAGAACTCCTGATGTTTCGCCATTTGATGATGGAAATGATGGTAACAATACGATTTGCACCATCGAAATGGCAACGATAGGAAATGCAATTGATTTTGGTGATTTAAGTGCACGAAGAGCATATCCAAGTGCTTGTGGAGATCCTGTTCGTATGGTATTATTTGGTGGATATAGTAATGATGTTGGATCACCTCTTGGTTTGAGGAGTTCAGATACTGTAATCTATGCTTCTCATGGAAATGGGGTTGATTTTGGTGAGGCATCACATGGTGGATCTAATAAAGCAGGATCAAACTCGACAAGAGGTATTTGGGCTGGAACAAGTGGGGGAAGTAATACTTATACTAACATCATATATACAGTTTCTATTCAAACTTTAGGTAATTCAACTGATTTTGGTGATAGAACTTATGGTTATGTTGGTTCTGCTATGTCATCACAAACTCGCATGGTGATGTCTGGTGGAAAAAATGCTGCATCCCCATATGCAACAACTAATATAATGGATTTTATTGAGATTGCATCATCTGGAAATGCACAAGATTTTGGCGATATTGGTTTTGATCAAGCTGATGCTGCTGGAACATCAGACTCTCACGGTGGACTAGGAGGTTTCTAACATGGCAAATTTAAGAACGAACAATTTATCAGGAGAGCAAGGACAGAATGCCTATCGTGGGTCTGTTTTTTTCAATGACGATGGTGGTGGAAATGGGAGTGATAGTCTCACGGTTCCAGCTGGGTCAGATTTTGCATATGGCACGGGTGATTTTACATTTGAAGCGTATGTATGGATATCGAGATATAGTGGTGGCACGAGGCTTATTTTTTCACAGACTGTAAGCGGAACTAATTATATTCTTTTTGGTGTCACCTCATCTGGTCAGGTGACAACGATTCTTGGACATTCAAACCAAGTTACGTCAACAGAGACTATCGCTGAAAATTCTTGGAATCATGTCGCAGTTAGCAGAGCATCAGGCACTGTGAAGGTATTTGTTAATGGTGATGCATCTTCTGGATCATCGATCACCACAGATTTAAATGATACAACAAGAATTCCAACAATCGGAAAATATACACACTCAACTCAACTTCAATGGAAGGGATACATTTCAAATTTCAGAATAACAAAAGGAGAGGCACTTTATACAGTAAGTTTCATTCCACCAACAACTGAACTGACAGCAGATGCAAATACAGTTTTATTATGTTGTCAAAATTCTGATGATGTAACACAAGAGGCAACAGGAAAAACAATCACTGCAAGCGGAAATCTTGCAACTGTAGGTTACAATAAAACACAACCAAAAGTTATTCCACCATACGGAGTGGATGCAGGAAACGCATTCGGAGGGCCAATCCAACAAAACACTCAAGGATATATGTATTTCCAATCAGGAAGAACAGAGGAAAGAGGTGGAACTCGTGCTTTAATGATTGGAGGTTTCTCACCGGGTGGTTCTGATACCATTAATTTTGTAAATGTTGCGACGGAGGGGACAGCTTTAGATTTTGGAAATTTGAGTAGAGCTGCTGGTTACTGTGGTGCAATGGGAGGTCGCACTAGAGGTGTCATACCTCTTCAATATCAAATGACTCCCTCTGAAGCCACAACCAATATTATTGAATTTTTAACAATTTTAACTGAGGGGAATACACAAGATTTTGGTGATATGGCAACTAGCACTTATGGTAGAGCATCCGCATCTAATGATGTTAGAGGAATCATATCAGGAGGAGAAGCAACGGAAGATGCCATGGAATTTATTACATTAGCATCACTAGGAAATGGTAGCAGTTTTGGTGATTTAACTCAGGGAAGAAGAGAGCCTCAATCAACTGCTGATCCAACTCGCATGGTAACTGCTGGTGGTTATGCATCTCCTAGCACCGGCACTAGGTATAATATTATTGATTTTGTGACCATTGCGACAACTGGAAATGCACAAGATTTTGGTGACTTGACAGTAACACGTTGGAAACCCGCTGCTTGTGCTGATGCCACAAGGGGTGTATTTGCAGGTGGAGGTACACCATCTAATTTAAATGTAATTGATTTTATTACAATTCAATCAACAGGAGATGCAACTGATTTTGGTGATTTGGTATTAACCAGTAGTCGTGGATCTGCAGGATCTGATTCTATAAGGGGTGTTATTTTCACTGGTTTTTCAGATACTGGATCACATACTGCCAACATTGATAGCATAATTATTCAAACCACGGGAAGTGCAAAAAGATTTGGTGAGACGACAACAGATACTCATAGTACAGGTGGACTATCAAATGGTCATGGTGGTCTTTCATAAATATGAATAGGATAGTAGAACCATGAGTTTTTCACCAAAAACTGTACCACTAGGAGCGATAAGATTCAACTCTGACTCACAGAAGTTAGAGTATTGGAATGGTAATATTTGGATGCAAATTCATACTTTCTCTCCAAATCTTGATGGTGGTACTAGAGGTATTTTTACTGGTATGGGTGCGATACCTAATATGAGCCCATATGGAATTCAATTTATAACAATTCCAACTCAAGGAAATGCAACAGATTTTGGTGATATGGTTGATGCGAGATCAAACGTAGGGTCTTTTGCATCAAATGTTCGTGGAGTGTTTGGTGGTGGTTACAGCCCCACTCCAGATAATGATATTGATTTTGTTACCATACCATCAACAGGAAATGCAGTGGATTTTGGTGATATGAATTACAATGCATTTGATACGGTTGGAGCATCAAATCAAACTCGTGGGTTATTTTTAGGAGGATCACCAAATAGTAGTGAGAATGGTGGTGTTAATAGTGTAGATTATGTAACAATTACGACAACAGGAAATGCAAAAGATTTTGGAGATTTATTTTTAAAATGTATGACTGCGGGAGCTGGTGCAAATCCAGTAAGGGCAGTGGTTGCGAATGGAAAAGATGGCCCAGCACATTCAAATGTTATTTTTAGAGTTAACATAGCAACACTAGGTAATTCATCAGACTTTGGGGATCAGTCTACAAGCAGACAAACCATGGGTGCATGTTCAAATTCGGTTAGAATGGTATTTGGGGGTGGAGGCACTCCTACAAAAATATCTAGTATTGAAACTCTTTTGTTAGCGACTGAGGGTAACTCAGTATTATTTGGCGATCTTGGGGCTGCTAAATCTAGTCTTGGTGCTTGTTGTGATGCGACTCGTGCTGTATTTGGTGCTGGTATATTCCACCCTGAAACTCATACAAATAATTTGGAATATATTAACATCGCCACTGGTGGTGATACAGTTGATTTTGGTGATTTATTGGATAATAGTAAAACATCAGGTGGCACTGGATTCTCAAATGGTCACGGAGGTCTCGGATAATGGGAATATTAAGAACTGATCGAGTATCTGGTTTAGGTGGTGCAAATGCCATCAAGGGATCTGTATTTTTTGGTAATTGTCTGAGTGCCGGAAGTGTCCTTGGATTTAATTATTTAAGAACTGAGAGTAGTGATAATTTTACATTCGGCACAGGAGACATAACGATTGAGGGTTGGTTTTTCTTCCCAAGATTATCAAGTAGCACTGGTTATCAAACTTTAGTTGGTGATACAATATACTCCAACACTGGTGGATTTACTTTTTATGTTCAGAACGGACAACTTAATTTTTGGAAAGGCACTAACGCAAGTAGTGTTGTTTCTGGTGGAACAATTGTGCAAAATGAGTGGACTCATCTTGCTTATACAAGAGAAAGTGGATCTAATAAAATTTTTGTTAATGGATCTTTAGTTGGAACAGCGAGTGATTCGACAGATTATACAGATACTACACTAACAATTGGAACTAACAAAGTAACCCAACAATCAGGCACTGATGCTGGTCTATATTCTTTTTCCGGATTTGCTTCTAATTTGAGGATTTTAAAAGGAAGAGCACTATACACCGCAGCATTTACCCCACCGGTTGGAGAACTTCAAGTTATTGATAATACAGTTTTATTATGTTGTCAATCACCCGGAAATGTTTTACAAGAAGCCACTGGTGTTGTCTTAACCGCACCAAGGATTAACAATAGTGCTGGAGTTCAAGCATCACACTTCACACCAAACTCACCCGTTGGTTTCTCTACAACCACTGATGTTGGAACACAGTTTGGAACAACCTTTAATGGTGTGACAACCTTTGACTCACAAGCATATATGGTTCCACCCGGTGGAAATACAAGAGAAAGAAACCGAGGTCGTGGTGTTCTTAGTGGTGGAAGAAGTAACCATGCCATGCAATTCATTAACATTCAATCTCAAGGAAATTCACAAATTTTTGGTGACAGCGTAACTGACGATGGAATAGAGGGATTTGCAGTTGGATCTTCAACAAGAGGTTTGTTTTCGGGTGGTTATCCTAGCGTAGGAAATGTAATTGAATTCATAACCTTTGCAACTACATCGAATGGTACAGATTTTGGTGACATGACCACAGGTAGAAGAAGTGGTGCGGGAGCAGGAAATGAAACAAGAGGTTTATTTGCTGGAGGATTAAATTCAAGTGGTACCTCATTAAATACCATAGAATTTTCGACCATCGCAACATTAGGAAATTCAACTGATTTTGGTGATATGACACAGGCGAGAGATCAACTTGCCGGAGTTTCAGATACAACAAGAGCTGTTTTTGCTGGTGGAGTTGAACAAGGTGGTAGTCAACATAATATTATGGACTTCGTTACAATCGCAACAACAGGAAACGCACAAGATTTTGGTGATATGACCGGAGTAAACACTGGTAGTGCCGGATCATCAGATTCAACAAGGGGTGTAATAACGGTTGGATATACAGCCCCGAATATGCTTGACCGAATTGATTTTATAACAATACAGTCAGCAGGTAATGCAACTGATTTTGGTGATTTAACATTGGCAAGATATTTAAGTGCAAGTATGTCAAATTCAATCCGTGCAGTTATTGCTGGAGGTGGATCACCCTCTTCTCAAAATACAATTGATTTTGTGACGATAAAAACAACAGGAAATGCAAATGATTTTGGTGATCTTATCGGAGGTGCTAATTTTGTTGTTGTTGGAACATCAGACAGTCATGGTGGTCTTTCATAAATATGTTAGGAGTATAATTATATGTCAAATCAACCACCGATAGAAGTACCACAAGGTGCAATCAGACTGAATACAGATTCTCAAAAGTTAGAGTTCTTTGCACAGGATCGGTGGTATGAGATGGCGACTGATACACAGGTGCTTGATGGTGGAGTTGGTCGTGGTATAGCAGCTGGTGGAAATACTCCAGGCCAAACAAACGTTATAGAATTTATCACAATACCAACAGCAGGTAATTCAACTGATTTTGGAGATTTAACCGCACCAAGACAAGCAGTTCCGGGTGCAACTGGTAGTTCAACTCGTGGTATAATTGGTGGTGGTCAAGAGTTTCCAGCATCAGTTAATAAAATTGATTTTATAACATTCTCATCAACAAGTAATGCACAAGACTTTGGTGATTTAACAGTTGCAAGACGACAACCAGCAACTACTGGTAATCAAACTCGTGGAGTTTTTAGTGGTGGTGAAGCACCAAATGCTGTAAATACGATAGATTTTGTAACAATCGCAGCAACTGGAAATGCAGTTGATTATGGTGATTTAACTGTTGCGAGAAGAATAGCTGGAGCTGCAGCCTCACCAACTCGTGCATTGATTATGGGTGGATATGCTGCTCCTGCGAGTCTCAATTCAATTGAGTTTCTTACAATTTCAACAACTGGAAATTCACAAGACTTTGGAGATTTAACTGTTGCTAGGTATAATAATGGAGGAACTTCGAGTAGCACTCGTGCAGTTATGATGGGTGGTTATGCAACATCACCGGGTGCAGCAGTTAAGACTATTGATTTTGTTACCATTGCAACGATAGGAAATGCAATGAACTTTGGAGATCTTACAGAGACAATTTATCATTCACAAACCGTATCAAATTCAATTCGTGCTGTTAGAATGGGTGGCGTTACTCCTTTGGATGATTCAATGGATTATATACAAATAGCAACTGAGGGAAATGCAGTTTTCTTTGGTGATTTACTCTCAACTCATAAAGAGGGTGCAGGTTGTTCAAATGCACATGGAGGTTTATAATGGCAATACTTAAAGTCGATACAATCTCTGGAATTGGCACTGAAGGGCCAGTATTTGAAGGAGACATAGAATTTACAAGTCAAAACTTTTTAACACTTCCAAAGGGTGATACAACACAAAGAGGAAGAGGTCGTGCTGTGTTATTTGGTGGTAGTATAACTCCTGTTAGTCCTAATTTTTCATCCAATATCGATTACGTAGAGATGAGATCGTCGGGAGTTGGAGTGAGATTTGGCAATTTGAGTGCTGGTAATTCTTTTATGGGTTCATTTTCATCATCAACTCGTGGAATAAGTTTTGGTGGTCAACCCTCATCCCCTAATGGTCAAACAGATACTATAGAGTTTGTTACAATATCAACAGAAAGTAATGCAACAGATTTTGGTAATTTAGATAGAGGTAGAAGACAATTACAGGGTATGGGTCACTCTAACCAAACAAGAGGAATACTTGCTGGTGGTGGAGGAGATGCACCATTAGCACCAGATAATGTCATTCAGTTTGTTACAATCGCAACCACAGGTAATGCATCAGACTTTGGTGATGTTTCTACATCAATCAGTAGAGCATCGGCAACAGGATCTTCAACAAGAATGTTAATAGCTGGTGGATCAACACCAACAGCTATAAATACCATACAATTTGTCACCATAGCAACCACTGGTAATCCTACAGACTTTGGTGATTTATCTGCAGTAAGAATGGGAATGGGAAGAGCTTCAAACGGTGTTCGTGGTGTTTTTGCTGGTGGATACACTCCATCCTTAGTTAACATCATTGAATTTGTCAATATAGCGACCACTGGTAACACCACAGACTTTGGTGATTTTTCAACTGCTAAAAGTAACATGGGGAGTGCTAATAATTCAATCATTGGAATTTTTCAAGGTGGTGGAACTCCTTCAAGAACCACAACAATACAATCCATAACAATAGCGACCACTGGTGATGCTGTTGAATATGGTGATTGTAATATTACTGATCCTTTATTTGGAAGAGAGGGTTGTTCTGACAGTCACGGAGGTTTAACAGAATGAGTATCAATCCAGTCGAAATTCCAACAGGAGCAGTCAGATATAATACTGACAGTAATAAGATGGAGGTATATATTGGTGACACATGGATGGAAGTCGCTGTAAGTTCACCAAATCTTGATGGTGGTGCTCGTGGAATCGTTATGGGTGGAAATCCGGGTGTAAATACTATTGATTTCTTTACAATTTCAACTGCAGGAAATGCATCAGATTTTGGTGATTTACTTACCACATCATATTTAGGTGCATCAGGAGGAAGTCGCACTCGTGGAATATGTGTTATAGGAACACCAAGTCATAGTGATAAATTGGAATTTATTACAATCTCATCCACAGGAAATGCACAAGATTTTGGTGATCAATCTCATAGTAATCATAAAAGAAACATATCTAATGGTGGAAGTGAAACAAGGATGATAATCGCTGGAGGGATATATGGAAATAACCCATATACTTATTATAATTCAATGGAATTTGTCACTATTGCATCAACAGGAAATACAGTAGATTTTGGTGACATGACCGCGGCAAGAACTCAACCCTTTACTGCATCCAGCCCAACAAGATTTCTTACTCTTGGTGGTTATCAATCATCTTCACCAAATGCAAGTGATGTTATTGAATTTGTGACGACTGCATCCACGGGTAATTCTCAAGACTTTGGTGATTTAATGGAAGGTAATAGTGGAACTCCTGCGAGTTGCTCTAATTCAACAAGGGCAATAACATTTGGTGGTAGAATTGACGGAACATCAACAACAATAAGTAAAATTCAAACTGTACAAATAGCGACTGGGGGAAATGCAAGAAAATTTGGAGATTTGACTGAATCTGTAAGATTTGCTTCGGGTACATCTAGTAAAACAAGAGGAGTTAGAATCGCTGGTTATAAAGTTCCAGCTAACGCTGATGTGGATACAATGGATTACATCAATATATCCACAGAGGGGGATGCAGTTGATTTTGGAAACCTAACAAGATCAACTCGTTCAAGTGGAACTGCAACCTCAAGTGATCATGGTGGGTTGTAAAAATACATAGATTCTGCTATACTAAATACATCAGTCATAACTTATTGAATAATAATGGATTCAGAAAAGTCAGCAGCAATTACGGAAGTTGAACTCACTCCTGGCTCTGCGATATCAGTTAGTGATCTAAAACAAGATTTAACAAACCTTACTCCTGAGTATAAGGGAATGTTAAGTCATATAGAAGAGACACTACCTGCAACAAATGCAGCATGTGATAACTTTTATAAGTCACACTCACAGATGATGACGGTGACATTAGATATCACTGATCTTACACCTATTCGTAGCATCAAGCATACTCTTGCATCAATCGAAAGAACAAAGAGTGCGATCATGGAAGCACAGATTAATATGAAAAAGAATGAGGTGAAGATTAAGAAGAAGCAAAGAGAGATAGATAACTGCGAAGATACTTTAGATCAAGAGGAACTACAGATTGAGCTGATCGAACTACTTAATAACAATCGTAGTATTGAGAACTCAATGAAAGGTGCGATTCGTAAGATGTCATTTTTGATGACGCAGTATCGTTCTGTTCTTGATCACATTGGTAAGGATTATATCACAGAGGAAGATTATGAAAGGGAAGAGAAACGCTATCATGTCATGACTGCATTGAAGCAAGCACTTAACTCTGCAAGACCTCGTGGTGGTGTGATTGATGAAGGTAACTCAATTTACTTATTTGACATCGGTGTCAACGTATCACATGCACAGGCAGAGATATTCAACTATCTCAAGATTGAGAATGAAATGATCTCAAAAGGTCAAGCACCATCACATGAAATGACAGTTGAATGGCTTGAGAAGTGTGCAGATAAGTTCCAAGATTGTTCAGAAAGATTTGCAGCAAGTCGTGGATTCACAATACTTGATGAGAAATCATTGACAAGAGAAGATCAAGTGACTATGCTACCTTCAAGGGCAGACGCAGAGTATGCGAAACTAAAAGAAGCAGAGTAATTATGATTCATCTTGTAATTGGTACACCCATGTATGGTGGGATGTGCACTAGCGAATATACACAATCGTTATTAAATTTAAGTGAGGCAGCAAATAAGTCTGAAGGTGTCAAACTCACAACGATCTTTCTTGGTAATGAAAGTTTGATACAACGTGGGAGAAATACAATCGCACATCACTTTATGAACCTACCTGATGCGACTCACTTGTTATTCATTGATGCTGACATCAAATTTCGCACTGAAGATATTGTGAAGATGATACAGGCAGATAAGTCTCTTATCATAGGCCCTGTTGCATTGAAAGGTTACAACTGGGATGAGATACGTCAAGCAGCGGTAAATGGTGAAGATGATATTGGTAGAACAGGTGGTGTTTTTAATATTAATAGGCTTCCCGGTGTGGATATGATGAATGAGAATGAACCATTTGAAATCGAACATGGCGGTAATGCATTTATGATGATACGTCGCGATTGTTTTGAGACATTGAAACCCCACACTCCCATATATACTAATGGAGGAAGATCTCTACCTGACGGTGTAGAAATAAAAGACTACTTTCGTGTAGAGATAAATAAAGATACGAATCATTTATTATCTGAAGATTATTTCTTCTGTCATTCATATCGACAAGTAGGTGGAAAGGTCTGGTGTGCTCCTTGGGTGGAGACCGGACATTTTGGTTCACATCTCTTTAATGGTAAATACACTAGGAACAATTAACGAAAATGGCACAACCAATCGTAAAATATACATTAAATAAGAAAGGGCAAGTGCCTGAGTGGATTAACACTGGCTCATCTTCATTTGCCGGTGAACATAGTATTTCTGGAAATAAAACAGGATATATACCAAAGTATGAATCTCCACAAGATACGATCTTTTTGGGAATTGCATCTGGTGATCCAGATCCAGATGGAACTCCTGATGATTACGTTGGAATCATTACAACAAAAGCATTACTACAAAGTTATATAACAGCAACAGGATCGACATTACAATATAAAACAACAACTCCAACAGTCACAGGTATTCAAACATCTGTAACAACTGGATTATCCACTGCATGGAATCAAGAGGAATACTCTGGTGGATTATCAACAACAACATCTACAAAATACACAGCTTCAGGTGTTGGAACAGTTGCAACTTTATCTGGATCAACGGTTACAAAAGTTGTAGTCGCAACAGATACAACAACAGGTAGTTCTGACGCAACAACTGATACACCGATTGTAATTGATGCAGCATCTACATTAAGTGGAGTTTCAACATCATCATCTGTTGGAGTCGTAACAACCACAAACGATGCAGGTCTTGCAGTCACTACAACAACTACGACTTACACAACATCATATACTTACACTGATGTACAGACCACATCCTCAACATCAACATCTGAAACAACAACAGATGGAGTGACAACAAGAACTGACACAGTGACAACGACTGAATCTACAAATTATGATACCAGTTATGATTATGCAGCAGAAGCAACAAGACTCTGGAATATATACACGGCACTTAATTCATAGTAATATATGAAATTTTATTTTGATTGTGGACTCCCTCGTTCGGGATCCACTCTTTTGACTGCGATATTAAATCAAAACCCTAATATTCATGCTGGAACATTATCTCCAGTGATGGAATTAATGTATTATACGAATGAGATACTACATAGGGAACAAGCACAGGCATTTCCAAAACCAAAAGTATTTCAAGAGATAGTAACAAATAATATTATTAATTATTATTCTGATGTAAAAAATGAAGTGGTTGTTGATAAGTGCAGAGCATGGCCTGCACACATAGATTTGTTAAAAAGATATGTGACTAATAATCCAAAATTGATATGCACAGTGCGTCATCCATTAGACATACTTGCATCCTTTATTACTTTATTTCATAAAGACGGAACACCTAACTTTATTGATAGAGCAATGACAGAGAGGAAAATACCAATCACAGATGATAATCGTTGTCATTATATGATGAATCCGGGTGGTATTGTGTGGGAATCAATGAACGCACTCGCAACAGCATTTAGACAGAAACAGCAACATCACATACACCTTATACAATATGATGATCTTGTATCTAATCCATCACAAGAGATTGCAAAACTACATGGATTTTTAGAGTTAGATCCGTATGTTTACAATTTTGATAATATTGTAGCTAAAGATAGAGAGAAAGATACTGAGGTATATGGATTACCAACGATGCATGAAATAAGAAAGAAAGTTAATAAAATATCTAAACCATATCAAGAAGTGTTGAGTGTTGATGTGATAAATAAATATATTAACTATGATTTTTGGAATCAGCAATAGATGTCAGAAGTTAGGGTCAACAATTTATCAAACGAGAATAATACAGGTGGCCCTACTATATCAGGTATCACAACATATTCTGGCAGTCATTTCTTTGTGCCACCACAGGGAGATACTGCGAGTAGACCATCTGGTTGCAAGCCAGGATCATTAAGATTTAACACAGATAATGCAAAGTTAGAATATTTTAGAGGAGATACGATTGGTTGGACAGAAATAGAGGCAAGTAATGAAGAGTTAGGACAAGATCAGCATACCGTTACAGGACAAACTGGAATGGCGATTAGGGGATTATACGCTGGAGGTGGAACCCCAACTCGTGTTGATACGATTGATTACATAATTCTATCAACACCCGGTAATGCAATCGATTTTGGTAATTTACCAGACACAAACTCAAACACACTCGGCACGGTTTCATCAAGATCAAGGGCATTATTTGGTGGTGGATATCCATATACAAATAGAATTGGTTTTGTTGTTTTTGCAACTCAGGGAAATACCACTGATTTTGGAAATCTTTCACAGTCAAGAAGTAATTTAAATGGTCTTGGTGATGGTATTCGTGGAGTTTTTGTTGGAGGATACACTGGGTCAAATCAAACCACAATGGATTATGTTACTGTCGCACAAACAGGAGATGCTGTTGACTTTGGAGATCTTTCAGGAGTAACAAACTCTGGATTAATTGCTAATTCATCAACTCGTGGTTTGATAGGTGGTATCAGTAATGGAGCTAATACAATTGATTTTATTACAATTAGAACAACAGGAAATGCAACAGACTTTGGTGATATGACAGTTGGAAGATCTGGAGGGGCGGTCGGGCCATTTTGTAATGCAACGAGAGGGATATTTGCTGCTGGATACTCTGGTGGTGATCTTAATGTTCTTGATTTTGTTACAATGGCAACCAAAGGAAATGCATTAGACTTTGGTGATTTGATACAAGCTGTATCTCAATCGGGTGCTGTATCATCACCAACTCGTGGAATGCTTATGGGCGGTATTGGTGGATCTCCGAGAGTAGCATTAAATACTATTCAAGAAACACAATTAGCATCAGCAGGAAACGCACAAGATTTTGGAGACATCTCACAGTCCAGAAACGGTGGTGGTGGTATATCTAATGGTCACGGAGGTTTATAATGTCTGAAATCAATTCTTCTAATTTTAAAAAGGAACATGGTGATCTTGCACCGGATCTTGTTGGTGTTACAGAACTTACATCACCTTATTTCTTTGTGCCACCATCAGGAACAACAGGAGAGAGACCAGATGATTGTGAGCCCGGCACAATGAGATTTAATACTGATGTTGGAAGTCTTGAGATATTTCGTGGTAAGACAATTGGATGGGAACAGATACAAAGAAGAGAAAGTCAATATCTAGGAGGAGGAACAGGATCGAATACTGGAACTGGAACTCGTGTTTTACAAGCAGGAGGTAATTCACCGTCATTAAATAATAATGTCATACAATTTGTTACTATCTCAACATTTGGAAATGCTCAAGATTTTGGTGACTTAAGTTACAATGGTGGAAACAGTAGAGGATCAGCATCATCAAACACTCGTGCTCTATTTGCTAATGATTCTCACTATAACACTATAGTTTTTTGTACCTTTGCATCTCTAGGAAACTCAACAAATTTCGGTGACACAACTTATACAGGAAGATATAAATGCGGATTATCCAACCAAATTCGTGGAATATTTGCTGGTGGAAATACCACACCAAGTTCACCTGCATCTAGTATTAATACAATAGATTCTGTCACGATTCCACAAACGGGAAATGCAGTAGATTTTGGTAATTTATCTGTAGCTCGTGCATATATAGCCACTTGTTCATCATCAACTCGTGGTGTGTTCGCTGCTGGTTATAGGTCATCACCAGTTAGTTCTGGTTCTAGCACCGTAGACTTTATCACAATCACATCAACAGGAAATGCAACAGACTTTGGTGATACTATTGGTACTCAATATGGTTGTGCTGGAGCATCAAACGCTACAAGAGGTATTATATCTGGTGGACACCTTGCCCCTTCAGGTAACACTAATACAATGCAATTCATAACTATTGCGACAACAGGAAATAGTATAGATTTTGGTGATATGGTTCAAGCATATGCGGTTCGTGTTCATGGTGGTTCATCATCATCAACTCGTGCTCTTTTTATGGGTGGATACAGAACTTCTGGATCACCAAATGCAACAAATGAGATTAACTCGGTTGAAATCGCAACGACAGGAAATGCAACTGATTTCGGTGATCTAACAAATGCACCAATGTATACAGCCGCAACATCTAATGGTCATGGAGGTTTATAATGTCACAAATTAATATCAGAAACTTATCAAACGAAAATGATGATGGATCACCAGAGATAGTTGGTGTATCTACATTTTCTGCAACATCATTCTTTGTGCCACCAAAAGGATCAACAGCAGACAGACCATCAGACTGTGAGCCCGGTTCAATCAGATTTAATACAGATACAGCAAACTTAGAATATTTTAGAGGAAAGACACTTGGTTGGAGTCAGTTTGAATTAGTCACTCCAAATCTTGGTGGAGGAACAGGATCAAACACTGGTCTTGGAACTCGTGCAGTCATATCTCCTGGCCAAAGATCACCTAGTGGTTACGTAACAGATATAGATTTCATGACCATATCCACTCTTGGAAATGCACAAGATTTTGGTAATGCTGGTCTAACAAGGGATAAATTAGGATCGGGAGGAGATAGAACTCGCGGTTTGTTTATAGGAGGAGAAGGAGCATCTGACCAAATTGAATTTATTACCTTCGCATCGACAGGAGATGCCACAGACTTTGGTAATATTGGTCATGGTTCTCAGATGAGATTTGTTGCTGGATGTTCTGATTCAACAAGAACAATTTTTGGTGGTGGATACAATGGGCCAGCATCATACAATACAATTGAATATGTCACAACTCAATCAACAGGAAACGGTGTTGATTTTGGTGATCTTATTTCGACTGATAATAATGCAAAAGGTGCGTGTTCTTCATCAACAAGAGGAATATTTGCTGGTGGTGATGAGCATAACTATAGTAATCGAACAGATCGAATTGAATTCGTTACAATTAGCACAACAGGAAACTCAACTGACTTTGGCAACTTAACGAGTTCACGAGCAATGATAGGTGGAGCTTCCAACTCAACAAGAGGATTATTTTTTGGAGGATTTACTCCAAGCGTTACAGATGTAATTGATTTTATCACTATTGCAACAACTGGAAATGCAACTGATTTTGGTGATACGACAGTTGCAAGATCAAGAAATTTTGCTGCATCATCACCAACTCGTGCGATAAGTGGTGCTGGTTCCACTCCCAGTGGATCTATAAATACAGTTGATTTTGTTGAGATATTAACAACAGGAAATGCACTAGATTTTGGTGATTTAGTTGGAACTGGAACTGGTGCTGCGGCTTGTTCGAGTGGTCATGGAGGACTCTAAATATTAATATGGAAAAACCCTCACTCGATACGGCAAAAGCAGGTGCAATTCGTTTCAATACGGATAGTAGCCAATTGGAAATTTATGATGGGAATCAGTGGACAGGAATATTAGCAACATCAGGGTCACAACAAACTGGTGGGGCTCGAGGAATTATTTTCACTGGATCTTCGGGATCAAATAGCATTGATTTTATAACAATACCATCAACAGGTAACGCATTAGATTTTGGAAACCGCACTCAAAGTGTTGAACCAAGTCAAAATGCTTGTGCTTCTAGAACTCGTGCATTTTTTGGAGGAGGAGAGGGTAATACTGATAGAATAGAATTTGTAACCATAGCACAACTGGGAAATGGAACAGACTTTGGTAATTTAACGGTATCAAGAGGTGCAGGCCCAGCAGGTGCATCAAATCAAATTCGTGCCTTGTGGGCTGGAGGAAGAACACCTAGTAATCGAAACGAAATTGATTACATTACAATGTCTCATTCGGGAAATGCCATAGATTTTGGTGATTTAATAACTGCAAGACAATGGCCTGGTGCTTTTGAATCATCTGTTAAAGCTTTTGTATTTGGTGGTAATTATCCGGGTATTAATAGTATTGAATATTTTACAATGGCACATAGTGGAAATGGTAAAGATTTTGGTGATATGACTCATGTTCGTCAGGTTGTAACGGGAACATCAAGTAGCACGAGAGGGTTAATGGCAGGAGGGCAAACACCATCTGGTGACTCTCAGATTATCGATTTTGTTGAAATGTCTTCTATAGGAAATGCAGTTGAATTTGGTGATTTGACAGATTCAAGAAGAGCAGCAGGAGGGTGCAGTGATTGTATACGAAGTGTTGTAGTAGCGGGATACGGCCCAAATGAACGAAGCACCATGGATTATGTTCATTTTGCAACTAAGGGAAATGCTGTTGATTTTGGTGACAGTAATGACACTGGATTTTCTGCAGGAACATCTAATGCTCATGCAGGGTTAGGAGGTTAATATGTCTGAATTTAGAGTCAACTCAATCACAAATCAAGACGGAAGTGCAGGGCCTCAAGTATGTGGTGTCTCAACATTTAGTGGTAAGTCTGGTGTTCAGATACCAAGTGGATCATCAGAGTTTCGTAGACAAGATGGTGGTGGAAGAGGAAGAGGAATTACAGGTGGTGGATTCGTACCTGCATCTAGTCAAAATGTAATGGATTTAATTGAGATTGCAACTACAGGAAATGCAACTGATTTTGGTGATCTCACAGTAGTTTTAAGAAACATTGCAACATGTGCATCATCAACTCGTGGAATTTTTGCGAGTGGTCAAACACCAAGTGTTAGTGATGTAATATGTTTTACGACTATATCATCATCTGGTGGTGCAAATGATTTTGGTAATTTAAGAGAAGCGATGACAAATAGTAATGATGGTGTTCTTTCTGATAATACTCGTGGCATTATATTATATGGAGGGCCCACATCATTACCCCAACCTACTGTCCAAGGAACTTTAGATTTTATTACAATACCAACAACTGGTGACTCATCTAGATTTGGTGAATTAAGTGTGGCAAGAAGACATACTGCATCAATGGCCTCACCAACAAGAGGTGTGTTTGCAACAGGAAAAAATGACTCTATTAGTACTTACCTTAAAGTAATAGATTTTGTAATAATTCAAACACAAGGAACTGCAGTAACTTTTGGGGAAATAATTACAAACGGTAGAGAACAGGCAGTTGGAGCAGGAAATAAAACAAGAGGTTTAATCGCTGGTGGTCTCAATCCGACTCCTTTTGATAGTATTGATTTTATTACACTCGCGACTACAGGAAATAGTCAGGATTTTGGTGATTTGTCTGGAAATCGATTTGGTATGTCAAGCATGAGTAGTTCAACTCGTGCTACTTTTGCTGGTGGTAGCGCACCGGGAAGTTCCGATATTATAGAATTTGTAACTATTGCAACCACAGGAAATGCAACAGACTTTGGTGATTTGACTGTTGCTCGAACAGTTCCACAAGGATTATCTGATGCTCATGGAGGATTAGCACAATGACGGAACAAAGACCAATACAACCAACTCCCGTAGGAGCATTAAGATTTAATACTGATAGCGCGAAGTTAGAATATTTTGATGGAAATCAATATGTAAACATCACAACTGATTCACCCGAACAAAATACTGGTGGAACTCGTGGAGTAATGGCTGGTGGTGGATTCCCAAACACTGATGTAATTGATTTTGTAAACATAGATACAACTGGAAATGCAGTAGATTTTGGTGATCTAACTCGTGGTCTTTACTTGGTGCAAGCAGTTGCATCAAGAACAAGGGGATTATTTCATGGTTCTCATCAATCACCCGATCCAACTAGAAATAATCAAATAGAATTTGTAACCATAGCATCACAGGGAAATGCAGCAGATTTTGGTGATTTAACTGAGCAGGGTCATGGGTATAATTCGGGAAGTGGTAGTAGTACTAGAGGAATATTTACTATACAAAATACATCTTCTAATACTGCTAATAATACAATAAATTATGTAACCATCGCACAAAATGGAAATGCAGTTGATTTTGGTGATCTTACTTTTGCAAGATCTGCTGCGAAAGGCAATGTAAGTTCACCTGTTCGTTCATGTTGGGCTGGAGGTCAAAATCCCTCTATTTCATCTCCTAGTGCGACTGATGTTATAGATTATATTATGATCGCAACAACTGGAAATGCAGCAGATTTTGGTGATTTAACACAAGCATCAAGAGAGGGAACAGGATGCTCGAATTGTATAAGGGGTTTTTACTTTTCTGGTTCGAGTGGAACTGATAATCAAATAGAATTTATAACCATTGCGACTCTAGGTAATGCCATTGATTTTGGAGACCTTTCTTACAGTGCTGAAGCAGCAGGTGGTGGAGCATCACCAACTCGTGCAATATCTGCAGGAGGGACAGATAGTGGTGGTAAAGATACTATTGATTATTGGCAAATAAGCACGTTAGGGAATGCAGTTGATTTTGGTGATCGCACCGTATCGAAATATGGTTGTGGTGTTGCTTCAAATGGACATGGAGGTTTAGGATAATGTCAGAACTCAGAATTAACAACATCACAGACACTGCAGGGTCAAGTGGGCCAATTATTGCTGGTGTATCAACAGTCACATCAACATCACACATGGTCATGCCAAGTGGCTCAACAGAAATGCGTGGTGGAAGAGGAAGAGGAGTTACAGGTGGTGGATATCCCTCTTATAGAAATTTTATGAATAAAATTGAAATAGCAACCACAGGAGATGCAATTGATTTTGGTGATATTACTAAAGAACTTAGAGGGCCATCGGATGGAGTATCCTCATCAACAAGAGGTCTTTTTGGGGGTGGTTTAGTAGCACCTAATAATGCCAGTCAAACTGTGATTTCATATGTCGTAATCTCCTCTGAAGGTGGTGCAAATGATTTTGGTGATTTGTCAAGAGACAGATTTATGATAAAAGGTCATTCAAATAATACTCGTGGAATATTTACTGGTGGATACGCAGTATCTCCATCTGTTCATGTTAATAATATAGATTTTGTAAATATCGCATCAACAGGAGATGCAAATGATTTTGGTGATATATCTGCTACACCCCCAAGAAGCACGTTTGGTTCGGGATCATCACCAACGAGAGGAGTATTTGGTGGAGGATATTATGGTGCACCGGGCACAGATGTAGCTGACATTGAGTTCATTACTTTTGCAACAAAAGGTAATTCTGAAACTTTTGGTAATTTGAGTGCTGCGAGAAGAAATCTTGGGGGTGTCTCATCATCAACAAGAGCACTATTTGCTGGTGGTAATAATGGGTCTGGAACAAGTAAT